AAGATAATCCAGATGACGAGAATAGATTGTTCTATGTTGGCGCAACACGGACCAAGGAACATCTGCATATCATCGAACCAAAACAAAAATACAAAGGATTTACAATATGACAAGCAAAGATATATTTGATGATTCGTTTCCACAAGATAAACAAATCGGAGGATCTCATTACAAAAATTTTGTAATTCAACCTTACGAATTTATTTCAAAAAATAATCTTTCTTTTTTCCAAGGAAACGTTGTGAAATACGTCTGTAGATATTTACATAAAAATAAGATAGAAGATCTAGAGAAGATAAAGCACTACTGTGATTTGGAAATTAAAAAGTTGAAAGATACAAAATGATACAGAAACCAATGTTCTCACCTCAAGTGGAATGGTTACCACCTGAGGAGTTCAAAGATTTGTCTGGCTATGAAGAAATAGCTGTTGACTTAGAAACAAAAGACCCGGATCTTAAAACTATGGGGTCAGGATCTGTTACAGGTAGAGCAGAGATAGTAGGTATTGCTTTAGCTGTAAAAGATTGGTCTGCATATTATCCTATTGCACACGAGGGCGGAGGTAATATGGATAAGAAGAAAGTTATGGAATACTTTAAAAGTGTTCTAAATACACCTGCAACTAAGATATTTCACAACGCTATGTATGATGTATGTTTTATTAGAGCTGCAGGGCTAAAAATAGCAGGTAAGATAGTAGATACCATGATTGCTGGCTCTCTCGTGGACGAGAATCGCTTTCGTTATGATTTAGGTAGTTTGGGTAGGGATTACCTTGGAAAGGGCAAAAACGAGGCTATTTTGACCGAAACAGCCAAGGAATGGGGCATAGATGCCAAGTCTGAAATGTATAAGCTGCCTGCAATGTATGTAGGTGAGTATGCTGAGAGAGATGCAGAGATGACTCTACAATTATGGGGGGAGATGAAGAAGGAAATCTATACCCAGGATATAGAGGATATATTTAAATTAGAAACCGATTTATTTCCTTGTCTTGTCGACATGAGATTTTTAGGTGTGAGAGTAGATATCGAAACAGCACACCAGTTGAAAGACAAACTGCTAACAGAAGAAAAAGAATTATTGAAAAAAGTAAAAACAGAGACAGGAGTAGATACCCAAATATGGGCTGCTCGTTCAATTGCTCAAGTCTTTGAAAAACTAAACCTACCTTTTGACCGAACTGAAAAAACAAATGCTCCATCTTTTACTAAAAACTTTCTACAGAATCATCCACATCCTGTTGTTAAATATATTGCACGTGCAAGAGAGATAAATAAATCTCACACAACTTTTATAGATACCATAATAAAACATTCACACAAGGGTCGAATACACGCAGAGATAAATCAATTACGATCAGATCAAGGTGGAACTGTAACCGGTAGATTTAGTTACAGCAATCCAAACTTACAACAGATACCTGCACGTAACAAAGAAATAGGTCCACTTATTAGATCTTTGTTTATACCAGAAGAAAATCATACGTGGGGTTGTTTTGATTACTCACAACAAGAGCCACGTCTAGTTGTACACTATGCAGCATTACAAAACATGTATGCTGTTGGAGATGTATTAGATGCATACAACGATGGTGATGCAGACTTTCATGAGATTGTAGCTGATATGGCAGACATACCTAGATCACAAGCTAAAACAATTAACCTTGGTTTGTTTTATGGTATGGGTAAAAATAAATTACAAGCAGAGTTAGGTGTTAACAAAGAAAAAGCAAATGACTTGTTTAAACAATATCATGCACGTGTGCCATTTGTAAAACAATTGATGGATAGTGTAATGGCAAGAGCCCAGGACCGTGGTAAGGTTAGAACTTTGCTGGGTAGACTATGCAGGTTTCATTTGTGGGAGCCTAATCAATTCGGTATACATAAACCATTACCTCACGATGCAGCACTCGCGGAACACGGACCAGGGATTAGGAGAGCATATACATACAAAGCTTTGAATAGATTGATACAAGGATCTGCAGCAGACATGACAAAGAAAGCCATGATAGAATTACACAAAGAAGGCATCACACCACATATACAAGTGCACGATGAACTTGATATATCTGTTAGTGATAATGCAGATAAAATAAAACAAATTATGGAGTCTGCTGTTGAACTAGAGGTACCTAACAAAGTGGACTATGAATCTGGACCAAATTGGGGTACAATTAAATGAGGATAAACTATGGCTTATTTAAATGCAAATATACCTGTAGAGTATGCACAGATCAGGAGAGAATATCTTTATGACCTTAGAAAACATCATGGAGAAGTTGAAGACTGCATTATCTTTGGCGTTACCTGTATTACTGGGCGTGCTTTATTATTTCATGCAATTATGGAGAACGGTGCAATCTTTTATCGCCTTCCAATTACGGCGTTTATTCAACGTGGATTTAAAGTCACTGACGTCCCAAGGAGAAGACTTGATGAACTTCAGTTGTGGAATGCTTTTAGTTATTATCCTTCTGTTCATTGTTGGGACATTTTAGAATCACAAGCAGGAAAATACATTGGTAAAGATAAAAAATGGCATCACGGAAAATATTTATTTACTGTTGACTTTGCGCATCCAGAGCCTAATATACTAGACACTGATCATTCAGAGATACCGCACGAACATAAGTGCGCTCACATACTTGCCTTAAACGATGGCAACTATGCGGCACAACCTAACAACAGATTGATATGGGATATACCGTCGTTTACGGTAAAAGACCAAGTGCCTGATTGGAAGGTTCAAACTAACTATTGGAACGTAGAAGACACAGGGCAGTGGAGAACTGAAGATACCGATAATTTCTTTTACGAGATGGAGGAGAAAAAACATGATTGATAAAATTAAAAGCATGGCTAACAAATGCTGGTGTGATCACAAAATATGTGTGATCATTGTTGCAGTACTTGTAATAGCATACATTGTTAAATAATGAATTTAGTAGATTTATTAAAAAAGAATATAGTAATGGTACCCGTGGTGGCCTCACTTGTTGTGGGAACATTCACGGGTGTCAGATATATTGTTAATCTAACTGATAGTATCAATACGTCAGAACAACAAATAATAAATCTTGAAAGAGATCTTAAACAAGCACAGAAAAATATTACAGAAATAAATACAAGATTATCATCTGCAGAAGCAACATGGCAAATGGCAGAGAATTTATACAGACAATTAGCAGATCAAGTCAGAGAACACGACTATGACATTAAGGATTTAAACAGGTAGTTATGCATGGAGATAGCCAGGATGAATTATTATTTTACAGGAATTTTAATATTGATGCTAACAGCTCTGGCTTTTTGTGCAACGCCAGCGTATCCTAGAAATGAGTATCTCAATGATGGTACTAATACTTGTAGTACTGGCTCTTTTGACATATCAGTCGAACAAAGGGACTATGAAAGTAGGTATAGACACTACGATCCTACTAACAATTATAGCAGCCCTAGTGACGATCAATCGATAAGGCTTACCTGGAGAAAATATTTAGGTTCTGCCTGCACAAAAGAATTTAGAGAAATACAAACAGAAAATGCACAACTAAAACAACAGCTAGAGTTGATGAAAATGTGTGGAAAAGTCAACAATAATCCCACTATTGCACGTAATCCTAACTTCGCATTGCTAGTACAAAAATGTTCTGGTATAATAATTCCTGAAAATAAGAAGCCTGAAGGCAGTCATTGGGACGATCTGAAAGATAATTATAAGAAAGAGAATCCTGAAATAAAACTAATGGGCGATAAGTTTATAGGACCAAATGAGTAATAAACCATTAAAAATTTCTGAGCAAGCTGCAGTGCAGATGCCTATGAAGACGGTTGCCTCACTGATCGCGATGGTAGCAATTGGAACCTGGGCATACTTTGGTCTTCACGAAACACTCAACAAGCACAGCACACAGATAGAATTGATGCAAAAAGACTTAGAACAAAACTCTGAGTTTAGAATTAAATACCCAAGAGGTGAGTTAGGACAGTCATCCGGGGAGGCGGAGCTTTTCATGTTGGTGGAGCATATCGCAGGTTTGCTGGAGGATATAGATGCAGAGGTAAAGAGCATGAGAAATAATGCAGTTAACATAGAATTCTTACAAGAAAGAACAAAGAAACTTACAGAAGATGTAGAGAAGTTAATTAGAAACGGAAGTGGGCACTAA